GGTGGAAATCGTAATTGAGAATAGATTGCCATACGGATTGACGTTGGGTATTGAATATTTTGGTATGGATGACAACTTCATGCCGACATTACAAGTGAGTTTACTCTTTTTAAGAGTGCACTTTATTTTTTATTAAATTTGTGAAATAGTTAACTATCAAAAAAAAGAAATAATGGCAAAACAAAATGCAAGAAAAGTTGTATCTAAAACTACAACTAAATCTGATCTAAAACCAGGAGAGAGAAGGGTACCTAGTTCATATAAATCCTTTTATCATCAAAATTATGATCCAAAGAATATATATCCTATGCTACCAGCGGACACTCTTGGTGAGGGTACTTCAAAACCTGGATATAGGGTAGATTTATCTAGAAGTAAAAAAATATCTAGAGAAGGTCCTGAAGGTCCATTGGGTTGGCATCAAACAGAATATATTAAACTAGCTCCTAATAGCGGCAAAAAATCCACTACACCTGCTACTGAAAAAAAACCTACTACAAAAAAACCTACCACTGCTCCTACTCCTTCTAAGTCAGAGCCAGTAGGTAATTTGGCTATTAAAAAGGCTACAACTATAGCTACAAAGTCAGATGACAGAATAAAAGCACCTAAATATAAAGTGCCTGTAGCTATTGAAAGACCTGGAAAAGGAGGTGGACTTAAAAAAGTAACTGGTAAAAAGGCAGGATCTTCTTTTGGTAAAAGAGTTACTAAAAACGTAGGGCTTACTGATTTGAAAGGAAGAGTAAAAGGAGCTGTTGCAAATGCTAAGTTCAATCGTGAGGAGAAACTTGCTGGTGCTTATGAAAGAAATAAAGCAGGATTGAGTGGAACAAGCAAAGAAAAAGTTGCTGAATTAAAAGCCAACAGAAAATACCTTAGATCTAAAGAAATGTTAAGAACAGGTGCAGGTACTACAGATAAATCTCGTGCTGAAAGAGCACAAGCACTTGCTAAGGAAAGAAAGAGCATAAGACAAGCAGAGAGATATGTTAAAAAAGAAGTCAAAGGTAAAGTAAAATATTTTACACAAGAGGCAATGAATAAAACACAAGAATTAACAGCTGCTGAAATGAATAAGAGAAAGAAAACAAATCAAGCTGGTAAGGTTAGATATAGTTCTTAGTAAAAAAAAAAAAAATAAAAAAAAATAGCTCATCATTTGGTGGGTTATTTTTTTTTATATATATTGCAATCATAAAACAAACAAACATTATGAAAAAAACAATTTTTACGGCAATGATGCTCATCGGGATGATGGGATCTGCACAGACAATCGAGAATCCAGTTGTGCTTAATGGAGATTCTTTAGTATTAAACATTTGGTCTTCTCCAGATTACGATACAAATACAAAAAGATTTTCTACTGAAAACATAAATACAGCATTAAATATTACTCTGGATATTTTACATAATGCTTATGGTAATAATAAAATTCCAAAAACAGAATATTCTAATTTCAATGAAATTACAACTACTGAATGGATTTTACCAGATAATTCATTTATGCAACTTGTGAGAAATGAAAAAGACGGATTATACTTTGTTGTAATTTATGAATAAATAATCAAAACAAAAATCAGCCAGACCTACAAGTCTGGCTTTTTTTATTTATATTTGTTGAAAATTAAATCAAATGGCAAAAATCAAGAACATTCAACCAGAAGGGTTGAGCACAGAAGAATTTGAGAAGTTGTCCGCACTTAACCGTGGATACTCAGAGGCAAAGAGTCGAGTTGCAGATGCAGCATTATTTCACAAGCGTTCAGTTGATGCATTGGATAAGATTGAGGAGTTGCTCCGAGGTCACCAGAATGAACTTGCTACAAAGTATGGCGAGGACAAGAGCATTGACATGAAGACTGGAATGTTTGTGTAATGATTCGCAAGATATCGGTAGGTGTTGACCTACTAAATGCAATGCACTTTATTGTTGGTCAGTCTGTTTTGAAAGACAGCCATAAGATTGTCGAGATCAGACATTTTGTTGATGGGTATCATGTTCGCATCCAGAATGAAAACGGAGAGATAGTGTTATGGAAGAAGATTAACAATTTTATGCCAGTCACTCTTGAATACGATCTAAACTTCTAATATATGCGTTCACTAGACTGCTTCATAGTAAAACCTTTAGGCGGCAAGAGATACAACAACACAGAGAACATAGACGGCAAGGAGTTTGTCCTGTCGTCGTCACAGGAGGACCACACTGTGACAAATAGAGAGGCTCTTGTTGTTGGCTTGCCGCTAAGAAATTATAACGGACCGATAAAGGAGGGTGATACGGTAATCGTTCATCACAACATGTTCCGTATATACTACGACATAAAGGGGCGTGATCGAAGTAGTTCGAACCATATCATTGAAGATTTTTATACGCTAGAGCAGGACATGACGTATTTATACAAGAGTCCTGGTGGTGACTGGAAGTCCCCAGCCCCATATTGCTTTGTTGAGCCGATAAGTAAGTCAACAAATAATAAACTAGAATCTACTGGCAGCTACGAAGATTTGTGGGGCATTCTAGTGTATAAGAATGACGATCAAGAGGAATTAAATTGTGGCGATTTAGTTTCATTCAAACCAGATTCAGAATATGAGTTTAAGATAGATGGTAAGAAACTATATCGAATGAGAACAAATAGCATATGTCTGATAAGCGAGAACAAATATTAAATGCAGGCCTCAAGGGTGTTGATGAATTGATCAAGGTCCTTGAGTCTCCAATACTATTGGCTGGTGATGAGTTATCGGCTGACAAGATGAAGGCGGCAGCTGCGGCTAAGCGTCTAGCATTTGAGGATGCACTGGCAATATATGACCGTGTGCAATCTGAGAAGAATGTAGACGAGCAGAACGTAATTGCGGTAAAGGCTGCAAGCATTCCAGTATCATTTGTAGAATCAAAGGCTAAATGAGTTTATACGCCATACTTCCAGACCATGTGTCACCGCAAGCTAGAAAGGCTCACAAGTGGGTATATGGTTATGACGAGAAGTATGACGTTGTTGTCATTTCTAAGGACGGAACCATTGGTGACATCTACGAGATAAACGGACTGAAGATAGCACTTCCTGCACTTCCAAAGGCTAAACTGCCAGTAGGCAAGAACAGATGGGAGGTACGTGAGTACCCAAAGGAGTTGGCCAAACTGAAGACTATATTTGAGTGGAACAACCAGTCGAACGAGTTCAAGGTAAAGTGGGTTGACTTCATACAGGAGGAGTTTGAGAGACGTGAAGATGGGTACTGGTTCATGAATAGGAATGTTCCTACGTATATAACTGGTAGCCACTACATGTATCTGCAATGGTCGAAGATCGATATCGGTCTGCCAGACTTTCGTGAGTCAAACAGGATATTCTTTATATTCTGGGAGGCATGTAAGGCTGACGATCGATGTTATGGTATGTGCTATTTGAAGAACCGTCGTTCTGGTTTCTCTTTCATGTCATCATCAGAGACATCAAACATAGGTACGATATCTAAGGATTCAAAGCTTGGTATCTTGTCTAAGACTGGTGCCGATGCAAAGGAGATGTTCATCAACAAGGTTGTACCTATTGTTAGAAACTATCCTTTCTTCTTCAAGCCTATACAGGATGGTATGGATAATCCAAAGACAGAGTTGTCGTTTAGGGTTCCTGCCAAGAAGATTACAAAGAAAAACATGGCTGAGCACGACGATGATGACATCGTTGGACTAGACACCACGATTGACTGGTTAAACACGGCAGACAACTCCTATGATGGTCAGAAGCTAATAAATCTAGTACATGACGAGAGTGGTAAATGGTTGGCACCAAATAACATCCTAAGTAACTGGCGTGTGACAAAAACATGTCTGCGTTTAGGTAGCCGTATCGTTGGTAAATGTATGATGGGGTCAACTGTGAATGCACTGGCAAAAGGTGGACAGAACTTCAAAGATCTTTACATGGATTCCGATCCAATGAAGAGAAATAACAACGGTCAGACTAAGAGTGGTCTTTACTCTTTGTTTATACCTATGGAGTACAACTTGGAGGGGTTCATTGATGAGTACGGACACTCTGTAATAAATGATCCAGAGAAACCTATCATGGGTATTGATGGACGCTTGATAAAGATAGGTGCCGTTACATACTGGCAGAACGAGGTTGATGCATTGAAGTCTGACCCAGATGCATTGAACGAATACTACAGACAGTACCCTAGGACCGAATCTCACGCATTTAGAGATGAGTCCAAGCAGTCTTTATTCAACTTGACTAAGATCTATCAGCAGATCGACTATAACGACTCCCTGATAAAGGATCGTGTACTTACACGTGGGTACTTTCACTGGAGGGATGGCGTAAAAGACTCAACGGTAGTTTGGACACCAGATCCACGTGGTAGATTCATCGTCTCATGGATACCGCCAGAGAAGATGAGAAATAATGTGATTGTGAAGAACGGTAAAAAATATCCTGGAAATGATGAATACGGAGCTTTTGGTTGTGACCCATATGATATATCTGGAGTCGTTGGTGGAGGTGGATCGAATGGTGCGCTACATGGTCTTACTACCTTTAGTATGTCGCCCGACGTTCCCTCGAATATGTTTTTCCTTGAGTATATAGCTAGGCCACAGACGGCAGAGATATTCTTTGAGGACGTACTTATGGCGTGTATATTTTACGGTATGCCTATACTTGCGGAGAACAATAAACCCAGATTGCTGTACCACTTTAAGAACAGAGGGTATAGGGGTTATTCTATGAACCGTCCAGACAAGGCCATTGGTCAGTTGTCGAAGACGGAGCAAGAGCTTGGTGGAATACCGAACACGTCTGAAGATATAAAGCAGGCACATGCTGCTGGTATTGAGTCGTACATCGAACAATATGTAGGTCTAGATCAAGAGGGTGAGTACAGGGACTCAGACACCATGGGTAACATGTACTTTGCACGTACTCTTGAGGACTGGGCTAGGTACGATATAAATAACCGTACAAAGCACGATGCCTCGATTAGTTCTGGTCTGGCAATTATGGCTACACGTAGACATACATTTAGGACCGAAGTAAAGAAATCAAAAATAAGTGTTAACTTTGCTAGATATAACAACAAGGGCAACAACAGTCAAATCATCAAATGAATAAGCCAGAGATAATTGTTAAAGCTACGCCCT